ATCAACCTCGCCGCCGACCTTGGCCAACGTCTCCATGGTCTTGGCCTGGGTCAGCTCGGCATCGGCCACGGTCGCCACCACATCGGCGCGAGCCTTCGCGGCCTTGGCCTGGGCCTCCTCTGCTGCAGCCTGCAGGAATATGGCATTCGGGTCAGGATTCGCGCCAGCCTGCGCCATCTGCGCGGCCTCCTCATCGGTCGGCTTGATCACGCCCATCTGCACCAACTGCCTGCGGAAGTGATCGCTGATTTCGGTCAGGCCCTCGCCTTCCATGTTCATCAGCGCGGCGGCCTGGAGCACGCGCAGGGCATCCGGGTCTTGCGTGACAGCCATCATCGCCGTGAGCGAGCGCACCGTCGCGGCACGCTTGCTGCTGCTGCTCGGGCCGACCTCAACAGCCAAGTCGAACTCGGCTTCGCTCAGGTCGTTTTCGTGCTCGACCTCGCCGTCCTCGCTCATGACCGGACGCATCAGCTCAATGGTGCTCATCTGGCCCTGCGAGCCGATGCCTTTCATCTTGCGGCCTGGCTCAACGTAGATTTCGCGGGCCATGCTGAGCCAAATCTCGCCGCCTCGGCGCACGCCCACAGCGTGATTGCTCATGTAGATGAACGTCTGCATGTCCAGGCGCTGCTGGACCATCTCCACGGCCTTGCCGCTGACGTTGGCGACGATCTTGTCGCCCTGCTCCTGGTTGCCCAGAACGTCGCGGATGTCCTGCTCGCTGATCTGCAGCAAGGCGGCCATGGCCGGTGGAATCTGCGGGCTTTTGGTGTAGCCGACAGGGCCTGCGGCCTGCTGGCTCCCGTCCGCGCCCGTGATCGGGTTTACCAGCAGGTACGGGTAAGGCTTGAGATTGTCTTGAGACCACATGACCTGGTGGCCGGCAACCTGCTCGGGCACCAGGATCGGTTTCTCGACGCTGGACATCGCGGCAATCTCGGCCAGCTTGCTGCGCTGCATGTTCGCCAGGCGCTGCGCGTCTTTCGCCAGCCTGACATGGCCGGCGCACCGCTCGATGTTGTCGATGAACCAGCGGCGGCCGTAGGTCGGAACGATAGGGATGTGCTTGCCGGCGATGTACCCAACATCTTCCAGCACCTTCGCGCCGCTCAGGATGTACTTGCGCACGCGCTGGCGCTTGATGCGTTTCTGGCGCACCTCGACGCTGCCGATGGCCTCAAGCTGGGCCAGCATATCGTCGTCCAGTTCGCTGTCGCGGTAACGCTCCTCCTCGCCGTCCAGGCCCTGGAAGATGCGAACCGTCTCCGACACCATCTCGACCCGGTAGTATTCGGCCACATAGACCACATCGGGCGTAGACCAGTCGAACTCGTACTGGTGGATTTCCTTTGGCCAGGATGCCGGGTCGTCGTTGTACGCCTCGCGGTACGCATCAGGCGTCATACTGGTCAGCACGAAGCACCGCTTGGCATCGGCCTTGTCCTGTCGCTTGGCCTGCAGGTCGAAGAACACCGAGGAATCGGCGTCAAAGATCGGCTCGATCTTGATGCGCTGCCGCTCGTCCTCGTCGTCTTCCTCGTTCTCGTAGACCGTGCGCAGGCGGTAGGCTCCAAAGCCGCCGCCCACGGCCTCCTGAAATGCGTTGTCATACGCCTCATTGGCGCCGCTGTCCTGCTCGTCGGCGCGGTACAGGTCGTCGCAAGTTTCGGCCAGCGGGTCGTATTCCTTGCCTTCCTTGCTGACGAAATCGACCGTCACGCGGTTGGCACGGTACTCGCTGAAGATCCGTTGCACGGCCAGCGCGATCTTGTTGACCTCCATCTTCGGCTTGTTCTCGAACTGCGCGCCGAGTGGGCCTTCCCACTGCGCCCCGGCGATGCTGTAGAACCGCCGATCCTGCAAGCACTGCAAGCGCTCGTCGCGCAGCGCGCCCTGGATGTTGTCGAACTCGCGCATGGCCTCCGCATGAACGCGCACCAGTCGCTGTTCGGTCGATTCTCTGGCCATCAGGGACTCCGGGGATTGCGCATCGGGCGCGATTATGCTACGCGAGCGGGTGAAAGTCTATCGCCATCGGTGCGCGGTCGGAACTACCAGTCCGGCAGTGTCGATTTTCTTGGTAGTCGCGCCCGTGATTGCGGGAAACAGCGCGGCCAAGCCCCAGATCAGCGCATCGGCCCGGTTCGGGCTTCGGCTTCCGGTGTAGCCGGTCGTGGAGAACCCGCTGAGTTCGTCCTCCAGCTCGGGGAACATGCCCACATGCCGGACCTTGCCCTGCTCGTACAGCGACGAGAACGGCTCGGCCCGTACCACCTTGCCGCGGCTGGCCGTCACCGGGCGGAACGGCGTGCGCGGGCGCGCCGTCTCGATCACCTGGCGCACCATTGCGCCGCCGTAGTTGGTTTCGGCCACGATGCAGTCGGCGCTGTGCCGGTCGAACGCCTCTGCGGCCACGCGGCCCCAGGTTGCGGGGCCTGCTTTCACGGTTAGATCCTCAAGCAGGTAGCACGCGCCATCCGTGGCCAGGCCGACCACCACGATGCCGATGGCGTCATTGTCCGCGCTGGCTTCGTCGTCCGCGCCGCTCGGGTCCACGGCGACCACCACGCGCACCAGTTGCGGCACCGCGCCGTCCAGCACGCGCCATCGGTCGATATGCTCCTCTGGGAACAGGGCGTTCGGGTTCGCGTCGGCGAATCGGCCCTCAAGGAATCGCGCCCTCATCCTGGCCGGCAGTGACTCCAGCATGCGCAGGTATTCCGGGCTCAGGTTCGCGGCGTTGTCGGTCGGGTTGATGCTGAAAGCCGCGTAGTCCTCCGGCCGCGGCAGGCCCAGCCTGGTGTCGGGGTCGCGCTTCTCCACGAACTTGCGATAGGTCCAGTGCGTCTTGCTCGGCGGGTTGCAGTCGTAATAGGCCCGCAGGCGCAGCGGGACAGGCGCTCTACCCTCGATCTGCTGCTCGGCCTTCTGCGCCAGGCGCGTCAGCGCGGTGTCAACGGAGCCCAGCGGGAGCTGCGAGCACTCGTTGAAGTACAGCGTAGCGAACTCCTGGCCCAGAATCTTCTCGGTGCGGTCTTTGTCGTCCAGGCCAGCAAACCAGATCTGCGAGCCACCTGGGAAGCTGACGTAACCGTCCTGCTGGTGCATTTCCCATCCGACCCCGGGGAACGCTGCGCGCATGACCTTGGGGAACGTGTCCAGCACGACGCTGGCCTTCAGGTGGTTGTACCTGAACCGGAAGATCGCATGCCGGCTGTTCGGGGCCTTCAGCGCCCGAAAGACCACGTTGCGCGTGAGCAGAAACGTCTTCCCGCTGCGCGAGCCGCCGAACAGCATCAGGTGCGTGGCGTCGCCGCTTAGGACTTGCTGAGCGGCTTTCTGGCGGTCGGTTAGCTGGAATGCCATCGGTCAGAGTTTCTCGTCGTCAGACTGCGCAATGAGTTTCACCGCGCCGCCGTCATGGCCGGCCAGCTTAATCATGTCGCCGTATTTCTTCGGGGCGAGTTTCGATAACAGCCACTTGCGAGTATCTACCTGCAGTTTGTGTTTCTGAATCGCGGCCCAGTCCTTTTTGCCATCGACAGTTTCAGGGTCTTGGTCTGATATTTCCATCAGGTCGTTGGCGATGCGCTCGACGAAGTTTTCACGCGCCTGCGCGTAACTCTCAGCCAGCGCGCTGTCCTGACTCAGCCACAGCATGAACGTGCTGTTCTTGACGCCGGCCTTCTCGCAGGCCTTCCAGCAGCTCATGCCGGATTCCATGTTCGCCAGGACGGCTTCGGCCAGCTTCGCCCGCTCAGGGCTTCCAAATTTGGTTGGTTTGTTTGCCATCTTCATCTCCTAAAAGTTAGTGACCACTCAGGGGAGACTAGGGGAGGGTCATCCTGTTTATCGGGTATCGCGTGCGTGTGCGCGCGTGACGTATCAAACAGGACAAGTATCCCCTACCCTCCCCTAAACCAAAAAACCTAGGGTAAACCCTGATTCCGCGCCTTTTCCGTTGCATTCAGGTCAATGCCTTTCAGCGTCATGATTCCGGCCATCTTGACCTTGCGAAGACCCGGAACGAGGGTCATCTTCTCCCCCCAAACGGTCTGCGAAGGCTCATG